AGCACCAACGGGACACGCGCCACATTTCGGTATGTTGCGCAAGACATTTCACCTGTAGCAACGGCCACTGACGTGCTTGTGCTGACTGGCTCGGCAACAAAAGTTATCCGCGTAACAAAAGTGGAAGTTGTGGGGACGGCTACAACAGCGTCTATCTATGACCATTACATTGTTAAGCGCACCACCGCTAATACCGGAGGTACATCAACCAACGTAACCGCCGCAAAGTCAGATTCAGCCGACGATGCACAAACAGCGGCATTAGCGCTATACACGGCAAATCCTTCAGCAGTAGGCACAGGCATTGCGGTAGAAGCCCATAAAACATACTTATCAGCTAGCGCAACGCCGGGAGCGGCAGCACTGCCGTCGACCTATGAGTTTGGCGTTCGCAATGACAAAGCCATCGTTCTTAGAGGTACTTCAGAGTCTTTAGCAATTAACTTTAACGGGCAAGCCGTTCCAGCAGGCGCTAGTTTGTACCTGAGCTTTGAATGGACAGAGGACGCCGCGTAATGCCGCTGTATGAAGTCACTTGCAAGAAATGCGGAGCGTCGCAAGACATTTTCAGAAAGCTGGCGGATTACAATGATTTGCCGGAGTGTTGCGACACGATAATGACGCGGGTTATTTCTGCGTCTTTTGTACACGCCGAGTTTGCACCTTATAAGTCACAAATTGACGGTAGTATAATTTCTGATAGAGGGCAGCATCGTAGGCATTTAAAGAACAATGGGTGTAGCGAAGTTGGTAACGAAGACATGACGCCCAAAGTAGACCATTTTGCGCAAAAGCGTAAAAAAGAAGCCTTGCGGCAAGAAATTTCCGCAAAACTAAATTAACTAAGGACATCACATGAGTGAAGAAACGACGGCTGAAGACTCAGTCGAAGAAGTTGCAGTAGAAGAAAGTACACACGATATTATTGGCCGTGAGCTGGATAAACTTGAAGATTCAGCTCCCGCCGAAGTTCGCGAGGAAGCTCCACAAGAGGAAGTAAAAACAACTCCTCCTGAACGCTCACCGTGGAAATCATGGAAAGCGGAAGCGGCAGCCGAATTAGAAAAGTTGCCAGAAACTGTACAGAAGCATATTATAGAGCGTGAAGAACAGTTCCATAGAGGGATAGAGCAATATAAATCGGCGGCTAACTTTGCTAAAACCATTGATAAGTCGATTGCTCCGTACAAAAATTATTTAGATGAAATGCAAGTCACGCCTGACGTCGCGTTTTTTAATCTTCTAAAAACAGAACATACGCTTCGTCGAGGGTCATACCAAGAAAAAGCGGAAATGCTAATGAAATTAGCGCATGATTATCAGATTGATATGAGCCAGCTAGCCGGTTTGCCATACGACCCAACCATGCACAATCTTAAAGCGCAGCTAGACGAAAAAGAACGACAACTGCGAGATGCTTCGGAATTTAGACAAAGTCACGAAGACGCTCAAATTCAATCTAAAATTTCGGATTTTGCGCAACGTCATGAGTATTTTACCGAGGTGCAGTCAACGATGGCAGACCTGCTAGAACGTGGACTTGCAAACGACTTGGATGATGCTTATGAAAAAGCATTGCGGTTAAACGATAATACGTTTCAAAAAGTCTATGCTCAACAGCAAGGCGGCGGGAATCGTCAAAATTTAACGCAGGCAGACCAAGCTGCAAAAGCAGCAAAGGCAGCAGCGGTATCGGTTAAAGGTTCACCTGCGGGCGCGAACCGAACAGTTATCCCTGCAACTACTGAAGATGCCGTTAGACAGGCGATGCGCCTTCACGGTTTTTAAATTTTACGAGGATTAAGCAATGGCATTTGCAAACAGCGCGATTAGTGACATTATCGCAACAACCATCGAAAGCCGTACCAAATCGGCTCAAGATAACTTAACAAACAACAACGCGTTATTACTTCGTTTGAAAGAACGCGGTAACGTAAAAACAATCAGCGGTGGTTCAACCATCTTGCAAGAATTGTTTTATAACGACCCTGCAACCAACTATGCGTCAAGCTATAGTGGTTACGAAACAATCAATATTTCACCTGATTCGCCAATCAGTGCTGCGCAATTCAATTTAAAGCATTACGCAGACGCTGTAACCATCTCAGGCCCTGAAATGTTAGCTAACAGCGGCAAAGAAGCAATGATTGAATTGCTTGCGACCCGTGTTGAAATTGCTGAAGCAAGACTTAACAACAAAATCGACATCGATTTACATGGTGACGGTACAGGCAACGCAGGTAAAAACTTAGTTGGTTTAGCGGCTATGATTAGCACTTCGCCATCTACAGGTACTTACGGCGGTATTGACCGCGCTACTTGGACTTTCTGGCGCAATGGCGCGTACACTTCAACTGGTTTGACTTCAGCCGCTGCTACAGCAGCTAACATTCAAAACAGCATGAACACAGTAGCGTTATCAGTTGTTCGTGGTACAGACCATGTTGATTTGATTTATGCGGGTTCAACAGCTTATTCGCTTTACTTAGCGTCTTTGCAAGCAATCCAACGTATCACTGACGACAAATTAGGCGCGGCAGGCTTCTCTGCGTTGAAATTCTACGGCGGCGCTGGCTCGGCTGACGTTGTACTTGGTGGCGGTATTGGTGGTAACCAAACTGCAACTCGTATGGACTTTATTAACACAAAATATGTGTACTTCCGTCCTCACAAAGACCGTAACTTCGTGCCAATCGGCGGTGACCGTCAAGCAGTTAACCAAGACGCGATTGTTCGCTTAATGGGCTTCTCTGGCGCGTTAACCTGTTCTGGTGCGCAATTCAACGCAACATTCAGCACAACCTAGGAGGCACTCATGGCTTATAACATTACAACCCCTTTAGCGGGTTTCCAAGGTATCGCCATTACTGATACTACTCAAAACCACGCATTAGGTACTATCGTAGCTGCGGTAGACCCAACATACGGCGCAGGCGAATTCATTTATTTGAAAGGCGTTGCATCAACTGTTGTTGGTTCATTAGTTGATTATGATTCTTACTTAGCGACAACTGCGTTAGCACCTGCTACTGGCGGCGTTGGCTCTGTAGCTGTAGCGATGTCTGCTAACGTAGCGTCACAATATGGCTGGTATCAAATTACTGGTATTGCGGCTGTTAAAGCGCCTAACGCAATGACTGTTGGCGCTGACGTTTATGCGTTAGCTGCAACGCCTGGCAGCGTTGACGATGCTCAAGTAAACGGTGAGCAAATCTTAAATGCTAAAGTATCTACCACAACAGGTACACCTAGCTCTGGCTTGGCGTTGATTCAAATCAACCGTCCATTCCACCAAGGTCAAGTAGCATAATTTTTAAGGCGGTAAGCTAGACGGCTTACCGCCAACTTTCTAGGATTAAATATGAGCGAAAAAATTTCTTACGTCGGCGACACCGGCGGCGATGCTTACTTAGACGTTTCTTTCTACATTGGAACGCACGATGGGCAAGAATACGACTTTATCCGAATCAATGTACCCGGCGACAAATCGCTCGCGATTGACACAATTGCCGATGATAATCACAAAGCCCGTTTTTCACGTCAGTGGAACGCATATAAAGGCTTAAAAGATATTAAAGGTACGCCAATGGAGGAGTGGCCAGAAATTGCCGAAACTCTCCGCATTGAGCTAGCCTACCAAGGGTTTAGATATATTGAACAAGTTGCAGGCGCACCTGACAGTGCTTTCCTTCGCATTATGGGCGGCACTCAACTTCGCAATAAAGCACAAGCCTTTTTAAATCGTGGTAAAATAGACGCTGACGAGCTAATTAAAGCTCAAACTGACCAAATTGCAGAGCTTCAAGCGCAAATGAAAATTTTGATGGACGCACAACCACCTGAAGTCAAAAGAGTTAGAACCGTTAAGGAATAAAACGCATGGCAAACCTACTTACGAATGTTCAAGATGTCTGTTTAGAAATAGGTTTGCCTGTCCCCACGCAAGTGGCGACGTCAACAGACCCTCAAGTGCTTCAAATTCAAGCGCTGATGAACCGTACAGGCGACACGCTATCCACTGAGCGTGACTGGCAAGCGCTAGCGGCTGAGTACCGTTTTGAAACGGTTTACTATCAATATACGGGCGATGTTACTGAAGGCTCAACAACCATCACTAATTTGTCGTCAGTAACAGGGTTATCAACTGATTTTATGGCTATCGGCGAAGGATTGTCACAAGACACTTTTGTCACTTTTGTTGGTACAACAACGGCTACAACTTCTATTCCTGCTACTGCCACTGCAACAGGTATTACCATTACGTTTAGCCAAGCTAAGTATGCAATGCCTAGCGACTATGCGCGGATGGTAGACAAAACCCAATACAACAAATCAAACCGTTGGTCGATTATCGGACCTAAAGACGCCCAAGAGTGGCAATGGCTTAAAGCAAGCTATGTCACGACAGGCCCTCGTATGCGCTTTAGAATGATGGGTAACAAGTTCACTATCTGGCCTGCGCCTACCGCAGTGCTAGTAATGGGCTTTGAATACGTTTCTAACGCATGGGTTGTGGCGGCTGATGGAACGCCCAAATCACGCCTAACGGTTGATACAGATACAACGCTATTCCCAGACCGCGTAATGGTGCTAGGCACAAAACTTAAGCTATTTGAGATTAAAGGCTTTGACACCACCGCAGTGCTTCAGGATTACACCCGTGAGCTGGAGAAATGGAAAGCAGCAGAGAGCGGCGCAGATACGCTGTCCCTCGCGCCACGCTATCCAAATATACTACTCACCCAGAACAATATACCGGATACGGGTTATGGAAACACTACATCGTAAAGATACGGTTTTTCGTATCCTAAATAGGTAATTAAATGCTACGTCCTAAACGCCAAACTTCAGGAACCGTCACTGTCACCGCGCCAATTGGTGGGTGGAACGCGGTCAATCAATTAGCCGCGATGTCGCCTAATGAGGCGGTTATTATCGACAACTGGTTTTGCTTGCCTACTGAATTGCAATCACGCAAAGGCTACACAATGTGGCAGCAAAATATCACCGGAAATATTGAATCGTTTATTACTTATGACGGGCAAAATGGTGTTGCGCATACTTTTGCTGTAGCGGATGATGAAGGAGATTGCAGTGTTTGGGATGTAACAACTATATACGAAGACCCAACAGGGCATATCACCGCCGCAACGGAAGTTGTCACAGGACTTACTAACGCCCGATGGCATTTTGGGCAAGTGTCTACAACAGGTGGCACATTTACGCTTGCTGTAAACGCTGAAGACTATATGTTGCTTTATAACGGCACGGCATGGCAACAAGTGACGGGCGTATCTACACCTTATGCAATAACAGGTGTTGATACTAGCCTGTTAGCCGACGTGTTGGTGCATCACCGCAGAGCGTGGTTTGTTCAAAAAAACAGCATGAAATGTTGGTATTTAGCTACTGATGCCATTGCTGGCGCAGCAACTTCGTTTGACTTCGCGCCATTGTTCATCAATGGGGGCAGTATTGCTAAGATTGAAACATGGACGCTGGACGCTGGTAATGGCATGGATGACTATTTTGTTGTTGTTACTACGGCAGGCGAAATTGCGGTCTATAGCGGCACAAACCCTGCTGATGCAGCTACATGGTCACTTAACGGTGTTTATTACGGCGGCTCACCCGTTGGGCGTAATTGCACAATTAAATTCGGCGGCGACGTATTACTGCTAAATAAAGACGGCTTAGTTCCTTTGTCGCAGTGGCTCATGTCTAGCCGTGTTAACGTCAAAACATCTATCACAAACAAGATTCAGCAACGTATAACTGATGCAACAACGGCATATGTAGATAATTACGGCTGGCAGGTTATTTTAAATCCGCCTAACAATATGCTGTTTATTAATGTGCCGGTTAGCTCAACGCAGTTTGACCAATATGTAATGAACACGATTAGCGGGGCATGGTCACGCTTTACCGGCGTTAATGCGACCTGCTGGACGTTTATTAACGATACGCTGTTCTTTGGACAGAACGGTAAAGTCTTTAAGTTTTGGGACGGGCCAACTGACGATGGCGAAGTTATCAATACTGACCTTCTACCTGCTTTTTCTGCGTTTGGCAGTCAAAGCCAAGTAAAACGCTGGACGATGGCTAAAGTGTCAATGGGTTATGATTATGCGTTTGCGTTTTCAGGTCAAATTAACCTTAACTTTGATTTAACATCTCAACCGCCGCAACCGTACAATTTGCTATCTACGACTGCTGGTATTTGGGATGCAGGTGTTTGGGATACGTCAACATGGGGTGGTGATATTAAGCCTTTCTCTCGTTGGCAAATGGCAGCGGGAATGGGGTATTATGGGTCATTTAGAATCAGAACATCTAGTATGACTTCAGATTTACGCTATTATGCAACGGACTATGTATTTGAAGGCGGGGGCGTACTATAATGAAAATTATAGTTAAAGATAAAAACGGTAATATTAAAAATGAAGCTACTGCTATTACTGAACCACCTAATGAAGTAAAAGCTTTATTCGCACCTTTAGAAAGAATAAATAAAGATTTTAAATCTGCTAGTCCAGAAACAAAATATTATATTTTTGATTCTAAAAAAGGATTTAAATCTTTAACACCTGATGAAAAAGATTTAGCAGAATATGATGGTAAAGCTAATGATATAATTAGTGTTAGTCCTTTAGATATGGGCACACACATTGATGCTGTTGTACATACAAAAGACGCTAATGGTAATCCAAGAACAGAAACTCTTACTGAATTTGGTGCAGCTTATGAAAGAAGTATATCTTCTGAATTAAGTAATTTTAATTATACAGGAGTAGACAAAAAAGCAAGACTTAATAAAATACTTGAAGACGTTTTATAATATTTTTATGGCAAAGCAAAAAATAACTTATACAGGTGTAGATAATAACGATAGTAGCAATAGACTTAAACAATTAAGAGAAAATGCTACTTCTGTCGATTATGGTAAAAGTGTTGATTATAATCCTTTTGAAGATTCATCTAAAACATTTAAAGGTGATTCTCAATATGATGAAGGAT